ACCTAATATTTTTTCAGGTGATATGTTATATTGTACAATGATATGAGGATATAGAGAATTGATATCAAACGATACAACCCACTTATGCATACCTTCTAATGGTTCTTTTACATAAGCGCCTTCATACTTAGATTCTTTTACATGGTCTTCTCTAGGTGGCACACATATTTTTTTACTCATTAAATGGTTTGCAATTAAAGTATCCCAAACTCTTACTTGTGAAAATATATCATCATAGTTTACTTTACTTTCATATGCAATAGTCAATGCTAATTCAATAAGACCTAACTTGTCTTCTAACTTATCAACAATCTCAACATCTTGTATGTTATAATCTACGAAACTTTGAAAGTCATTAGTATACCAATCTTTAAATGTATCATAAGGACTATCATCTTTACCTTCGCCTAATTCTACTTGACCAATATAATCTAGTTTATAACTTTCTTGTTTTGTTGGTATAAACCATTTGTATAAATCAAAATAGTCTAACATAACTGTGCCATATAATGTATAGACGGTTTGTGGTCTACCCATAACTGTAATTTCTTCTCTACGAACTAAATGCCAAGGCGACATTTTATTAATAACTTTATCGCCAGCTATCATTTTAATTCTGTTCATTAAATATGGTAAATCAAAAAACTTAGTATTCCAACCTGTAATAACATCTGGATAATTTTTCATCCAGAACTTCATAAACTCCATAATTAGATGACTTTCTGTTTTACATTTTACATAAGTTACATCTTCTCTATCAGTTTTAAAATCACCAACTCCCCAAGTTAGTATTTGTTTGTTAGATTGATTTTTAACTGTGATACACAATAATTGTTCTTGTGGATTTTCTACATCTGGAAAACCATTTTCACAAGTAGTTTCTATATCAAGTGTAAATATTTTAATTTTATCTTTAGACCATTCTACATCATTAGGAAAGTTTTTACCAATATACTGATAATGATATCTTTCTAAACCATAGATTGGTGAATTAGATGTAGCTACATCTCTTTTAAATCTTCGTGAAGCGTCTATACTATCAAACTGTATAGGTTTTAAATTTTGACCTTCTAGTGTTTTGTATTCAGACTGTTCTTGTGTGATAGAATAAAATGTAGGTTTATAATTTACCTTTTCTTGATATTCTTTTCCGTCTTTTATACCTCTGACTAGAAGTTTGCCTTTGTGTTCAATTACATTTTTATAAAAGTTCATTATCTAAATCTATTGTTATATCTTCAATAATAATTGTATCTCTATCTTTTAGAGGTACTAATTCAATTTTAAAATCTCCTTTTTCAGCTGCCTCTTTAACTGTTGTATTTTTATCTACAACAACTCTTTTACTTTCATATATCATTCCGTTTTTCCACCTAAAATAACATCTAGGCGACCTATTGGAATCTGGCTGCTTGTCTTTTTTCAGTTTGCCTTCTTTGACTAACTGATAATGCTGTTGCATAGTAATTTCTTTCACTATGTAATGAGCTGTGGTTTAGGTACTTCTACTACACCAGCACCTGTATGCTGATTATAAGAGTTTTTAATATCAGTTACAGGTTCAACTTCTGCTATGATACTTGCTGACTTAATGTCAACCTCTGAACAATCACCATATGGTATATAAGGTGATAACATTAATTTTACAGGTTTACCTGGTGCCTCTTGCATAGGTACTACTGTAAAGGGTGTTTTAACTTTTGTTATTTCTGGTGATTTTGCGATAACTTCTGTTACGATATCCTCACCTGTGGATAGTCTTAATATTTTCACATTTGCCATAATTTTACCTCAGTTTGTATTATAATAAATTTTTTAGTCTTTGTCAATGGTGTAAGGTGTTGTAATGATATATTTTCTAGCTGGGTTTACAACTACATTTAGTTTTTTCATAAATGCTCTATCAAGTAATATATGTGTTCTGTCTTCTCTATCATCTAAAGTAAACTCTACATCTTTATATAGTTTACCTGCAAAAGAAACATCTAATGTAATCATATGTCGGTCTTCTTCATAATCTCTAAGACCGCCAACAGATATGGTTTCTTTTTTAATTATATTTGATACAATTTTTTTATCATATAATGACCAAGTAATTTTATTACCTTTTACTTCCATTTTTTCAGCGTGTATCACATTTGTGCCACTATTACCTGTATCAAACTTTGCAACTATATCACCAAATGGTTTTATTGTTACAACTTCTTTAAACCCACATTGAGAAGGTGCATGAACCCAATTTTTTCTATTTACAAAATGTTCTAAAATTTCTTTACTAATATTTCTACCTGTTGCCTCTTCCATACCCTCAGTACCAGGTGATGAGTTTACCTCAATCATAAATGGTGGTTCTGTTTCTCTATTTTTTGAAGGTATAAAATCTACAGCAGTCCATAAACCATCAACTGCTTTGGCAGCTTTTAAAGTTTCTGCAATTTCTAATTCTGTTAATTTTAAGGTTTCTGGTTTTGAACCTTGCGATACATTACTTCTAAAATCACCTTTAATAACTGGTCGTTTCATTACAGATAATATTTTACCACCTAATACTAATGCTCTAACATCATAGTCTGTTTTAATATATTCTTGAACTAATAGGTCAGCGTCTTCATCTTGTTTATTTACTAATTGAACAATTGAATCTAAACCTATTTTTGATTCTATGAATAAGACACCTACACCTTTTGAACCTCTTAGTGTTTTAAGTATAATAGGAAAATCAGTTTCTAGTTTTTCAAAAGATTTTAAAACATCATCTTTATCGTGAACTAGAGATTGTTTAGGTTGTTTTAAACCAAACTCAGCTAATTTAAGTGCCGTTCTAAATTTATCTGTACAGATTTCTATGCAATCCCTACTATTAATACAACATACTTGATGTTTTTCAAATAGAGATACTAAGTCCATCCAACTATCTTTTCTAACAACAGAACCTCTGAATACAGCAATTGTATCTGAATTTACAATAAAACCTTTATCATCTTCTTTATTGTGAACTCTACGAATACCTTTTTCATATGAAGTATAACCACCAGTTAGTTTATAAAGATAATAATCCCAACCTAACTTTTTAGCTTCTTCTTGTAATCGGTCTGCTGTATGAAAGGTCTTGGCCTTTTCAGGTTCATCCGTGATAATGACCAATCTAGGTTTATCATGTTTTTCTTCTGTTAAGTATTCTTTAAAATTAGGTACTTTCATCTTCCGCTTTTTTGCCTATGTTATATTTAGCAGATAGATTCCATTCGTTTTTTTCTTTGAAAGGTAATACTTTAATTTGACTTAATGGTGCCTTGTTTTCAGCACTTTCTTTCTTGACAATATCTATCAAAGACCAATCTTGTAATAGAATCGCTATTGTGTTTCTTCTTTGTATATCATTTTCAGATAGTGTTGCATTTTTACCATCAAGAGCAAATAACTCTTTAAAGTGTACAATAAAATATTTTCCTTGTTTGTGTAAGATATGACAAGATTGATATAGTGTTTTATCTTTACGACTTGCTACACCTATTCTTGTTAGTGTTTCTCTTATTTTTAAGAAATCATCTGGTTGTTTTATGGTAACTTCTAACATACTATCTGGAGTCCATGTTATATCATTCATTTCCTTTTTCTCCCACCTTTGTCAATAGATAACTTGATTAATTCAATTTGCTCTTTGGATAGTATGGATAAAGCCTCTCTTGCTTTGTCATTGTTGTAGCCATAATATTCTTTCACATACTCTAAGTCTTTCAATTTAGTCTGTGATAGCCACTTACCACCAAATCGCTGTCTTTTCCTTATACTATTTATGTAAAAGTGAAATTGAACTTTCTTATCAAGGAAATGATAGCCATTCATTTCGTTTGCCTGTGCTATTGTATCATAATGCATAGACAAACATTTATTGATTACAAAAGGTGGATATTTCTTTACCCAATCAGTATCATCTGTATCAAGTAAAGGTTCCTTTGTAAAATTTATTGCTTTTAAATAATCTTTTAATTCGTACATAATCTAATCTTTTAACACACTTTCTAACCAGTCAGCAGCTTTTCTCATTTTTTCTGGACTATCTTTAAAGTTTCCCATACCTGTATTACATATATGGCATACATAACCTAAAAATTTTCCTGTTTCGTGGTCGTGGTGTAATCGCCAACTATTAAAAACTTTTGTTGATGGATTTTTATCTTTTAAATCCTTTAATGTGTTACCACAACACGGACACTTTTCTGTAATTGGTGGTGCTGGGTGTTGTTTTCTAAGTTCTTCTATAAGTTTTCTAGCTTTATTTACACAAGTTTTACAGGTTCTTTTTACCTCTGAATCTTCATTACCACTTTCATACTTCATTTGACTGTATTCAGATATGGGTTTTTCTTCACCACACTTAATACATTTTATTAAAGTAACATCTACTGAATAACCTGGCAACGCTGTCATTTAAATTTACACCCTGCCATTATCTCAGTTAAACAAGCGACCATATTGATTTCTTGGTCAGCAACAAAAGCTGACTTGTATTGATAACCTGCAATAATTAATATCGCTTGTGGTATTGAGTTTGGCGTGAGTGCTGTATAAAGAACTTCATAAACACTACGAA